GTGTGTCATAAACGTCTTTGTTTAATACATTCTTTGCTCTTTCTTCAACTTTAGTTGGAGCAACATTTTCAATTAATCCCATTCTCTTCTCCTGTTCTTCAAATGAATTTCTCAATTCTTCAAGTTTCTTAATATCGTTGTCGATCGTGTCGGCTTCATTCTTAAGGTTTTCCATTTCGGCAATTAAGCCATCTCTTGTTTCGACATCGCTCTTCTCAAATGCCTCTCTCTTTTCGGTCATTGTTTCAGCGATTTCATTTTTACGTGCAACTAACTTTTCGATCTGGTCATCAGCCATTGCACTTGATAAGATGTCCTTCTTATTCATTAAATAATTCCTCCATTTTCTTATCCTGTTCGGCACGTCTTTCCATTAATGCCTTATGTCTTTCAGCTAATTCATCAGAATTGCCCCTTGCCCATGCAGAAGTCTGTGGATATGCCGGGAACGTAACAAGGCTGACATCGTAAAGACGATCAATTTTGGTAATACGTCTAAACTCTTTGCCGTTACGTTCTGACCATTCTTCGCCATCACGTGCAATCGTAAATGCAAATGACATTTTTGAAATCAAGCCGCTGTCGACAAGTTTCATTACGTCTCTGCCCTGCGTTGTATTGATGATTTTAGAAGTCTGGTACAGTCCATCGTTCCTCAAATCAAGAGATAAAGAACCATTCCTAGTTCCTGCTAAAAGTAAATTGTTGTCGTGATTGAAATTTAAAACCACATCGCTTAAATCCGCTTCATCCAAAGCGTGTTCATCGATCACTTCATCGAACCACCCCATGTCTGCTTCCTGATTAAAAACAACGGCGACTCCTTCAACGGTGTCGCCTTGCTCTCCTACAGCACGCAGTTCTGTAGTGGTGTATCTAACTAACTTGTTCTCCATCCTGTTCCTCCGGGTTGTCCACTTCGTCATTCTGTTTAGGCATCATATTCCCCATGACCTGTTCGAAATTCTTGTTGGACATTAAGATGTCGCCACCTTCAATAGGCGGCAGTTTGTAAATCATTCGTCTACGTTCATTGGTTGTAGTATCCATAGCACCTTTGTAAGCAATATCGATCGCCACATTGACAGGCACATACTCAAACGGATTGCGATAGAATGCAATTTTATGTCCTTGAGTAATGGCTGTTTTTGAAAATATCTTGTATGACATTTCGCTGACCAACTGTTCGACTCTCGGTGCAATCGTCTTATAAAAAAAGACTTCCATTGCATCTGCGGAAGCCGTTCCGTCTACGACCTTTTTGTTAATGCCGTAGAACTGGAGTAATAAGTCTATGTATTTGTTGATTTCCTGTGTTGATGTCGTAGAGAACGGATTGCCCAACGGTTTCCACTCTTCACCGGCATCAAGAACAAGGATTCCACCTTTTGTCTTCTTTATTCGGTCGATGATTTCCTGCTGCTTGGAAACTTTCTCTTCCTGACCCGCCATAACACGTGTTGCAACACCTCTGGCATAGCCTGTTGCCGCACCACCTATCTGGATAATGCCTCGGACAGTTCCGCAATCCTTCAGTTCATTGAGCAATGTTCCCAAACTGTAATCAATAAGGTCAATCATTACTCTGTTGTACGTTGAACCTGTAAATGCATCGCCATAGAAGATATCGTTCGGATTAGATCTTAAATGAATAACATTTCTGTAATCAGCCAACTCCAACATGCCTGTTGTTCTGTTGCGATACTTCAGCATGATTAACTCATCTGTAATCTGGTAACCTCCACCGAACTCATAATCTACAGCGTTCATAGGATTGATGCGGATTACGTTTCCGTTCCTGTCCCGTTCTAGGAATGCAAGAGCATTCCCCCATCGCATCAGTTGATAAATCATCGTGTACAGGAACTCATACTTGCTCTGTAAAGGATTTGGTCTTTCACCGACAAGATAACTTAATCTGTCATCCCTTACTTCATATTCGTTGCCCTTGGATACTACGTGTTTAAGGTCTATCTTTGCAAATTCACTTGCGACGGTGTTGTAGATCTCTTCCATGATTGGCGTTGTAGGAGTAAAGATTCCCCCCTTTGCCCAATCTGTGAATCCAATTAATTCACCATCCTTGATATAGTTCAGACCTCTCTTGGAAACGTGAATGTCATAATTTGTGAATGGCACATGAAATTTCATTACGTTCCCCCTATCTCTGAATCAGATATTCATCTAGTTTCTTCTTCTGCTTTGCCAACTCATCGTTATGATTGTTGTCAATAGCATGACCCAATAAAGCGTTGACGGCTAACAAGATCTGCTTGGTATCATCCTCAAGTTTGTTAAGTCTTTCGTTATCGTTGTCCTGATGTTCCTCGACCTTGTCCATACGTTTTGTAAACTTCTTTAAAGGTTCAAGGATCTTTACCAAGCCACCGAAAAGACCTACTAAAAATGTGACGCTTACAGCAATCTGCCCAATTGTGATATTGTCCATCAGATTCGCCTCCTTGAATAATCAATCGATAAATCATCTTTTACGATTGAATACTTATAGCCAAACCGCTCATGCCATGCGTTATGGCATTCAGCGTGACAGGCAACAAGATTGTCCATATTGAAAGCGACATCGAAGTCGGTATAATTCTCCTCATTCAGTTCTTCCTTGTGGTGAACCGTTGCTCGTTTGGTTATAAGTTTGCCGCAGAAATAACAGATCGCACGGTCACGCTCTATGACCGCCTTTCTCGTTTCTTCCCACAGTTTGGTTTTATAGATCCTCTTATGGTTTTCCATAAAATTCCTTTATGACTTCCACCAATGCCCCGGAATGCCAATTCAATAACTTGTATAATCGCCCTTCATCGGTTTCGACATATTCTATGCCGGCATCTGGTACGCATCCTAATCGTGTGTCAAATATGTTCTCGACATGGTATCTGTTCGTGGTTCTTACAAGATAGTTCTTGCATCCCTGATAATCAGGTTTTCCCGGAACAAGATATTTATCCCAATCATCGGTCGGTTTTATAGGCTCAAAGGTCTTCTTTGCCTTCTTGCTGTGATAGAGTTTTCGCAACTCCTCAATGACTTCATCAAGATTTGACATATCGAACTGAAGGATGATTGAATTTCTGAAATCTGCTCCCTGTTCGAAAAACGATGGGCATGGTGTAATCAATAATTTGCCTGTGCCGTAGCCTAACTTTTCTGCTACAGAATAGCAACGTCCCTCACTATCGCTTACGGCTACAAACACGTCGCATCCAAAAATAAAAGGTCGGATATCCAACCTTTGTTTCATGAATGTAACGTTCGGGCTTTTGATGTTCTCGGTCTGGTTCGAAAAGATCGTGAAGTAGTACTTAATATCCTCTTTATCGAGTCTTTCCACCAAAGCCCTTATACGGTGACCGCCTTTTTCACTCGTCAGCCTTTGTGCTGCACAGATCCATAACGGAGGATTCGTGATTTTCTCCAATGTCAATGGGTTTGCACACACTTCACACCTAACTCCTGTGCGGTTGAAGAATGCATCAGCCACTCTGTAGCTTACAGCAATGTATGTATCGATCCTAGGATCAATATGAGGCTGTATGTTCTTCTGTAATTCGAAATCCGCATGAATTATCTCATAAGTGTGTTTGGCTGTTACGTGGCTTATAAATGGCTCTAGATTGTAGTTGAAAAATGCCTTTTCGCACTCAACTTTCTGGTCTCTGAACTGAAGCACTCTTACATATCTCCTAAGCCGCTTCAGTTGTTCCTCATCACCGTTGTAATAGTAAATAGTTATATCAAATGTTGTGGAATACTTCTTAACAAGTTCCCAGAACATCGTTTCCACACCACCTATTGAATTGATGGTATGGAAAAAGAATACGTTCTTATGCATTGACTCTATCCTGCACTTTCCCAATGACCGAAGGGTCATCGACATCGATCGTCTTGTCGTTGATAACAAGACAATCCTCCTTGCGAAGATTGAACTCGTTTATCCCAAGACCGTTTATCACATGTGCCAATTCCCAATTACTAGCCACTCCGTTGGCGTGGTCTACGATCTTCCTGTCCTGAAGGCTCTTGCACAAACCTATTGCACAATGAAACTCCTTTTGGTCTTTGACGATCCAACCGAATGGCTCACCCTGTCGAAGATGCTGCTCGTTAAAAGGATATTCGTTGCAAATAAAGATATTTCTGTCCGTAGACATAAATTTCTCTACGATCTTATCTATGGCATCCTCTGTGTAATACACGTCGCCAAACAGATAAATGCATTCCCATTTGCACGGTACAGCATCGAACAGGTCAAGGTAATAACCTGATTGTTCAAGATAATTGAATGTAAAATTGCATCTCAATGGCTCATAGGAATCAAAAAAGCTGTCTTCCGGGTTGCAGCAGACTATAGTCCACGTGTCATATTTCGAAAGAAGCCTTATCGTCCTGTCAACAAGTTTCTCACCATTAATCTCGGTCAATGCTTTAGGATAACTGAAATTGGTATAGTAACCTCCGCACATGATAAATACTGCTATCTTACTTGCTTTGGTCACCATCCCACCATCCTTTCAGAAACTCCAGATTTGCATCTCCCGTGTCTTTGTTGTGAATGAATACATTGCATGCCGACCTTGCAGACATGTTCGCTATGACGCCATCTTTACGCTCACGCATTGAATTAGTGAATGTAATATTCCCATATTGGTCTTCTTTGGCTTGTGCGGCAGCAAAATGAAGTTCGCTCAGTCGGTTGTTATTGTAAACAACTCCCCTTGAACGGACATCTTTTGTTGTCTGGATAATCGGTTGTGATGTCTTTTTGTCTTCCATACGGAACTTAATTACAGGCGGTTTGCCGTCTAATGATGGGATGTTCTGATTGCAGAACGCTTCAATCTTGGATGCCTTGTTCGGGTCTAGACCGAACTTGCAAATCACCCAATTATACTTAAGTTCCAAATGTGCAATGTAGTAGATGATGAAGTCTTCCGTGACCCCGGTACAATCGCATCGTGCCTGTTCACCGAACTCCTTCACCAATTCCTCGACAAGATTCTCGTCGATTACGATTACATCGCCCTTTTTGGCATACAGTTCATATCCGTACTTGCCCGACCTAGGATTGTACAGAATATTGGCATCCTCTCTAGATTTTGCCTTAAGCATATCCTTCTTCTCGATCCTGACCTCTCCGTTTTCCTTGATTTCCTCTTCCCAATACTTTGGAATGAAATAGAAGTCCTTGCAGAACTCTTCATCTGTGTATGGGTTATAGACCATCATTTCAAGACATGCAAGGTCGTTTGAAGGGTTACGAAGATATGCCATATCCAAACCGAGGAATACAGGAGCATTGTAGAAAATGCTCTCGTTGAACTCTTTCGCTCTGCATTCACGTTCCGTGAAGTAGGAGGTGATTGGATTCTGCGGTATGTTGAAGTTCTTTGTAAGAATGGAAACTTTCTTGGACGGATCGTTAATCATATCAACGACTTTGCCCTTGAGAAGTTCCACCGATACCGCTTTGCCCAATGCAGGATTGGATTTCTTAAAGATACCGATGTCCCCGGTATTGTAGGCATCAATAATCTCTTCGTAACTTTCTTGCCTATATATCGCAAAAAACTTACGATAGTCTTTCACTTCGCTGTTTCCAAACAGCAAAGCATGAGCCAATTCCTTTCGCCCATCAAGATATCCGCCACGGATTGTTCCGTCCGTTGTGGCTTCAATGGTCAAAGCATCGCTTCTTTTTGTCGATTTGCGAAGGTCATCAGCATATTTTGATGTCCTCATTCCGTGGATTTCATCAATGATAAGAATTGCGGGTATTATACCCTCAAAGTTTGTGCCGTCACTTGACATTGCGATCAGCTTGGCATTGTTGTCCTCGATCTCGATTTCGCCGATGGAAGCACGGATGTTCGCATAGGCGGACAAGATTTTGCTCCGTTTGATAAGTTTCATGGTTGTATCAAAACACAATCTTGATTGCTTATAGGCATTAGACCCTATGTAGATCTTCGGACTTGGTATATCGCTGTGAAACATGAAGTACAGATTAAGGAATGCAAGCAGCGATGTTTTGGCATTACCACTTGCAAACATTAAAAGTACGTCATTTACTATCCTGACGTACTTTTTAACTATGCCTATCATGTTTCCATTATCGTCAAATTCCTCGACGTCGATATTTCCGTAAAAGCAGAGTATCGAATAGATTATCCATTTCTGGAACAGAAGCAACTTGACAGGTTTACCGGCATTCTCGCCTTCGACCAAAATGCAATGCTTCTCAATCCAATCGACACAATGTCTGCCCTTCTCTTCAATGAAGTCGAACTTCTTAAGCATCTCACGATGAATTTCACATTGTGCAATTATCTCTGGTGAATAGTACTTGGGATGACTTTCGACATCCATCAGGTACTCTATAAACGGATTATTGGAACGGATTGTCGCCTTCTTCCGGCTTGGCAACTCTTCCCAACTCCTGTTCTAATTGCACGATCTGATTTCGTAGTGAAATGTTAATCTTCTGAAACTTCTCCATCATGCTGATTTGTGGCAATGGCGACAGAGTGCCATTTGAATTGCCATGCATCGTGATGTCCTGAAGAGAAATCTCATACTGAAAGCGTTTGATAAGCCCTTCATTGTGAACGTACTGCTCCTTGCAATCCTGAAGCATGTCAAGGACGCTCGATTCATCCTGCTGGTCGATTCTTCGCACATCAGGTGTGAAAGATGAACTTCCCTTCTCAAGTTTCTTACGTGCATCGGTCTTTAGATCCACCGTCTGCGTGATTCGCTCCAAAACTTTGAGCATTTCGTCCTGTGAAAGGGTTTTGCTTTCAATTCCTAGGGTTTTCTTGACGTCTCGTATGGTTTTTTCAGAGATCCCCATACTTTTAGCCAACTTTCTTTGACTTATTGTCATATTACTTAACTCCATTAATCAAAAAAGAGCCATCGAACGAAAGGAGTGGCTCGATGGCATGAAAAAGAAAAGCAATGAATCTTTAGATACTCATTGCTAATAACATAATAACACGAAAAACCTTGAACATGTTCGCAATTTACCGATTTTTTGAAAAAAATAGCCTCTGCGAATACCCATTTTATGTAGATGCTCGAGAATGAGTG